AAAAGTTTTTCTTTCTTCTTACGCTCCTCAATTGAGAACCCAAATAACTGAGTCATAGTATAAAGTCTAATCTTTCTCTATTATTTATCAAACCCCAGTATCGAGATTTGGTTTAGAGACTTCGTAGTAGTTATACTGGAATTCTACAGTGAACTCTTCAATCTGATCATTCGACTCATAAGAGAGATCGATTGCAGATAGTGAAGAAGGCCATGCATCATAGAATTTATATGCACGAACGACTTCCATACCATCACGACCTTGTGAGGTCATTGATTGTGGAGTCTTATTTGGTTTTTGTCTATCTCTACCTAGTTGGAAGACCTCAAGGTCAACACAATAACCAGGATTATCGTCACCGTATCCAAGTTGTGATACGTTTTCAGTTAGTGCATTAATACCTCTCGACCAGGTTTCAAATGCTTTACGGATACCGAACTGACCGTCATTGACAACAGTTACAGACCATGGTTCAAAGGTTCTGTCTCCAGCAACCTTAAGCATTCTACCTCTAAAAGGAACATCGATTGTTCCGATTGTTGATGCAGGTAACTGAGCAGTCTTCACAAGGAATTCTGCTCTCTCTGTGATAACGTTTGATGAATCAACTGCTTCAATGTCAGTGATTGTATTTAACGTTGTTGGGAAGTTTAGACGAACCAAGAACAGATTGGGTCTTGCGCCGCCATTAATGAGTTTAGTCTTAAACTCTGAAATACCTCTTGCCATTTTTCTTTATCTCCTAGTGTATTTTAGCGAAAGAGAACGAATTAGTTTGTAAGTTCGTTGAACGAAACACCAGTTCTAGTGGCGACAAACGTGATAGTAATATAGTTAATTGTACGAGCTGGTTTGATGAAAATTTCAGCAACTAACTCATTTCTGTCAATAACATCTGGAGTGTTGTTTGTTGTGTCACAAACAACTAGGAAATCATAGATACCTCTTCTACCCTGTACACCTCTTAAATAAGGTTCGATAGCAGATCTGAATCCAGATCTTGTTAGTTCATCATTGATCTCAAATAGTTGATACTTAGAGAAGTTTGCAATATTCTTCTCAAGTTCAATAAAGAGACGACGAACGTTGATTCTGTCAAATGCGGAAGGAGATGCAAGAGCGGTTTTATCACCGAACAATACAATACCCTGTCCAGGGAATGCAACGATAGGATTAATTCTATCGGTATAAAGTCTGTCTCTTTCTGCCTGTTTTGGACTGTAAGCAAGTTTTGTTGCGTTACGTATTTGTCCTCTATTATAACCAGCTGGTGAGAACCAAGTTTCTGAATTGTTGGTTGTAGCAACACAAAGACCAGCAACATCAGCTGCACATGGTACATAACGATAAACATCATTGTACTTATCGTAGATGTACTTGTAACCAGAATCATACATTGCGTATGATGTACTTGGTAGAGTTCTAAAGAATCCGATTACATTGTCTGTCTTGACCGAGGTTGAACTTGAGTTAACAACATCAGATCTCTCTGGTGAAGCAACTACAACACAATCTCTTCTCTTTTCTGCAATAGCAATTAGTTTTGCAACCACAGATGTACTAATATGACCAGGAACTAAGAAGTCAACATCACCGAATAGTTCTGGATCTTCAACTAAATCATAACCAGAAACTAGACCTGCTCTAACTGATGCAATTTTTTGATCGGTACTATAATCGTAATCATCACCCTCTGATAGAGTTAACTTACCAACAGACCCACCACTAAATTGGAATAGTTTGAATGTACTTCCTTGTGCAGAACCAACGTTAACGTTAGTACCAGCTGCAGCGCCAGCAAGAGTTAACTGGTTTGCACCTGCAGCACCTACGGGATTTACATCACCAGGATAGATATATTCTGATCCATCTGCAACTACTCTCTTATAGTAAGTAGCAGATCCTTCTGCACTCTTAGCATCAGATGCCTTAGAAACAAAAGTAAGTGTTTCTAGAACAGTACCAGGAACTCCAGATACAGTGCCTTTAACGTCTAATACTGCAATGTGCATTTCATCAAACTTACCACCAACAACAGATGCTGAATTGGAAGTTCCGGGTTGTGGTGCAAGAGAAGACCACTTTCTGTTCGTAGCAAATGTTAGATCGCCATAACAATCATTTGATGCAATTGTGGTGACAGTTGCTAAAGTATTATCTGATGCGTCTTTGAGAACTTCATTTCCTGTAAGTCTCTTTGTTCCATCCCATAAAGTAACTTCTAGGGTATCACTACCAATTACTTTATATACATTACCTTTCTGAACATTACTATCCGAGTCTGTCCACTTTACATATGATCCAGCAACAGGTAGTGGTACAGAACTAACACCGTTTACAGCAACAGTGATGTCTGTAGCACCTAAGTAAGCACCAGCTCTTGGTAGAGTTAGTACATCGTTATCTGTATATCCAGAACCACCACTTGTTAGTGTGATTGTAGCAGAACCATTTGATGCGACTACGACCGAGAATGTAGCACCGGATCCGGTTCCACCAGTAGCAGCGATTGGATAAGTACCAGCGGTTCTACTTGCAGTTGCTCCTGCAGCAGTTGCACCGTCAAAACCATCTGCTTGACCTGCAACCGGAGTTACTGTAACTCTTTGGTCTGCGCCGTGATCGACTATAACTACTTGTACGTCGTTATTAAATTTTCCAGCTGTTCTTGATGCCCAAGTATAATCCTTGGTTACTGTTGACTCAAAGTCATCTTTGTTTTTAATTACTAGACTTGTTGATGAAGTTGGGGTTCCAGCTTGTTTAATGTTGGAGTTGTTAAGACCAAGATCTGTAGCGCCAGTTGGTCTGATTACTGCAACGACAGCACCATATTGAATTAGGGTTGCAGCTGCAAACCATGACTCGTAGTTATTATTATTTGGGGTGCCAAATGTTTCTACAAGTTGTCTTTCACTTGAAACGTAAGTTACCAGATCGGTAGGACCACGTTCTGCGTCGATAGCAACAACACCAATATTCTGATCAGCTACTTGTACTGTAGCTGTAAAATCCACTTCTTTAACAAGTACTCCGGGTGAAGCTAATGCCATTTTGTATACCTCTATGAGATTTTTTTCTCAAAACTATTTATTTATATTGACTTTTTAGTGGGGAACTAATGCATGAACACACTACCAGTCTGGATAGTTCCAAATTCCAGTGTCTAATTTTCTATTTCTGATAATTCTTTTTTTTGTACATTCTTTACATTCATATGAATATGATGATGGTATATCACCCCTATCTTTTCGTGTAAGATAAAATCCATCCATAAGATCTTTTACTTTTCCACAAGTTCTACATTTTCTTTGCTGAAATAGTAAATGTTCCAGAGAAATTTCTTCATCTAAATCCATTACTTATATTCCCACATATAGGACATTTCACCATATTCATCCGGTGCTTTACTCCATGTGTCTCCTATGTCATCAACAAAAATGTCTTCATCACTACCATCTAAAATAAATCCAAATGGCGCCATATCTTCTTCTATTGATTCTCTTTGATCTTCAAAAATTCTTTTTCTTACATCGTCAGAAGTAAGTTCTCTAAAATAGTCCTGTACAGATAACCATGCAAAAATAACTAAGCACATAGCAAGGTCATCATTACATCCTTCTTCTGCTTCAAATGATTGTTTCTTCTGAATAAAAGTTGTCATTTCAGCAATAATATCATAATCGTTAATTAATAACTTATCATCTTCTATGAGTGCTTTCAAATTTGAGCATCCAGTTTTCTTAACTGTGGAGGTCATCTTAATACCCAACTGTGACTTATGAGAAAATCCTTGTCCGACTATCTGACCAGCACGTCCTCTCATAGCACACATTAGGAGATTATCATATTCAAGATCAAATTGCATAATATCAGCAACCTGTCCACCGATGTCATTTACCTCACATAAAACAAATGCATGGTTATAACTCATCGCCACTGGATGTATAATGTTGGGAAATAACAGTGGTTTAATAGTATTATTTTTATATTTTGCAACTACCTTATATGGAATAGTTGTAATATCTACCACTACAAATGCTGAATAATCATTACTAACACCTCTAGACACATCAACTGTCATTACATATTCATGTTCTGGTATTGGTAATTCATATACATCTAAACCATTTTTTCTCTCAACTGGATCTTCATATACCATCATCCTCAATTTAGATGCAGCAATTAATGTATCAACAGATCCTAGAAACTCGCACTCAAATTCTTGCGTAAACTGACGTTGTGATGTGTTAGCAATCGTCTGCTCCTTCCAGGCAGCGTCTCTACCGGGTACTTGAGACCAATGTACTTCTGTAGTCGTATATTCGTTCTTACCTCTCTCAGCGTCATGCCAGAGTTTATAGAACATGTTCATCCCATTTGGGGTAGAGATGATAATAACTTTGGTAGACTTACCAGAAGAGATAGTAGGATATACAGAACTAAAAAATTGTTCTGCAATATGAGTTGGAACGAACGCAAATTCGTCCAAGAAAATAATATTAAATGACATACCTCGAACAGCAGAACTA